GCACGGTGGACGGATGTTGCGGCTGCTCGACTCGGTATCTCCGTTGCGAATTACGGTGTCGGCGGTCAATCCATTCAGGGAATGAAATCAACGGCCCCTACCGTGATTGACGCCAATCTCCAGGCAGGAAAGCTCAATGTCCTGATTGCCTGGGAATTCACAAACGAGATTTCCGGGAATGGCCGTGACCCAGTAGCAGCGCATACCCAGTGGGCGAGCTATTGCAACGCCAGACGGGCGGCTGCGGCTGCGGCTGGAAAGAAGCTGTACATCATCACAGTCGGGCTAATCCCTGCGGGAGCGGGTGCGACGACGGCCATTACTGATTCCCGTATGGCCGCGATGATTGCTGCGAATCGCTTGCTCCGGGCGAATTACCGCACATACAGCGATCAATTCGTGGATGTTGCGGCCATGGAGCCATTCCGGTCGCTTTATGCGGGTGGAGATTGGTCCACATCGGCATTCGATTCTGCGAGCGTCTACCACCGTTCTGACGGTACTGCCGATGATCGCGTCCATCTCGGAGATGCTGGTTATGCGCTGGTCGGCAAAACCATAGCCCAGGCTGTCAAGCGCGTGAGGCGTCTGTAATACGGGTCGGAATCCGCATATCACTAGAATACCGGCTATCACAACCACGGAGATAGCCGGATGGATTCCGACATCGTAGGGCAGCCACAGGCCGATGAGGCGAAGGTAGCTAACGAATCTGAAGCGAAACCAGAGGACCAAGCTGAACACGGCGAACAAGCCGAGCAAGGCGAGAAATCCGATGACAAAGCAGAGGAAGCGAAGCCAACCAAGACGCCGGAGCAAAAGGAGCTAGAAAAGGCCCGTCGCCGCATTGGCAAACTTACGCGTAGATTGCACGAGCAAAGCGCTCAGTATGCAAAACCTACACAAAGGGAGTACCATTCACCCGACGACGACGAGCCTATTACGCTCACGCGCGCTGAATTGCAAGCCAAGATCCAAGAGGAAGCCATTAAGGTGGCTCCGGTGGTGAAGGAGCAGGAGGCGGTGTTAGAGCACCGGAAGGCCGTAATCGCCGCCCTCGATAAGGATTTCGGAACAGAGAAGTTCAACGAAATCGCGGCAGATTTAGATGAGGCATTGGGCGGGCTGGCAGACCGAAATGGTCACCCGAAGCCGGTCGCTGATGCGATCTTTGAATCTGAGAATCCGCGAGCACTGATTGAATATCTCGCCGATCCAGATCACGAGGATGAGGCTAGGGCCATTGGGCGCATGAGCGCCACTCAGGCAGCGCGAGCGATCGTCAAGATCGAGGCGAAGCTCGACGGCAAGCCCAAGCCATCCAAAGCGGCAGAACCTCTAGCCCCTGTAAAGGCGGCTGCGAGCGGCAAGAAATCCATTTTTGAGATGAGCGACGAAGAGTTTTTCAAACAACGTCGCAACTTCGGCAAACGCAAATAAGGAGACAGTAAATGTCTAATACTTTCAAAGTCACTGACATGGTGGCAAAGGAAGCTCTGCGCATCGCGCATGAAAAGCTTCAGTTCATCGGATCGATTGATCGTCAATACGACGAATCCTTCACCTATCAGCCCGGCCGAGGCCCCCTCGGTCAGACCCTGCGGGTCAAGAGCCCGAACATGTACAAGCGCCGTCAAGGCTCGCGTGTCATGGACGTGCAGGACCAGAACGAAACCACGCAAACCCTCACCGTCGCCACCCAGGACGGCGTGGACATGCGTTTCAACTCGCAGGAACTGATTCAATCGGTCTCCAGCGAAGGCGCGTTCAACAACCTCTCGAAGAACTACATCGAACCGGCGATTGCCACGCTGTGCTCGGGTATCGAAGCTGACATGTTGGCGTTTGCCACCAAGGCCACGTATCAAGTCGCTGGCACCGCTGGCACTGCCCTTACCGACCTCGTTGCGGTCGGCGCCGCCCGCGCCAAGCTGAACCAGCAACTGGCCCCGAAGGACGGCAACCGCTACATCCAGTGCGATTCCATCGCCATGGGTGGTCTGGTCAACGGCCTTAAAGGTCTGTTCCAGGACAGCGCGCAGATCCGCGAGCAATACCGCGAAGGCATGATCGGCCGCACCGCCATGGCCGATTGGTACGAAAACGACCGCATGTGGACGCTGCCGAACTCGGCAGACGTGGCTGGTGAAATCAATGCCGGTACGCTGACCAGCGGCATCACCTCGCTGACTGTGGACGGCTTCACCGACGCCCCCGTGGCTGGCATGGTGTTCACCGTGGAAGGCATCTACGACGTTCACCCGGAAACCAAGACCGCCTACGCGCACCTGAAGCAATTCGTTGTTACGTCGGCAACGACCACGACGATCAACTTCAGCCCGGCGATGATCTATGACACGACCAACGCACGCCAAAACTGCTCTGGTACGCCTGTGGATAACGCCGACATCACCTTCGTCGGCTCGGCCAGCACGAACTACGTGCAGCAACTGATGTACCACAAAGAGGCCTACCAGTTCATCACGGCCGACCTGCCGCTGATGAGCGATTCGGTGACCTGTGTGCGCAAGCGCATGGATAACCTGTCGCTGCGTGTCTGGCAAGGCTCGGACATCCGCAATGACGAACTGCTGATGCGTATTGATATACTGTATGGCATGGCTGCTCTGAGGCCAGAATGGGGCTGCAGGCTCATCGGAGCCGCCAACGCCTGATTGACCATTACACATAGCCTTTTTGTTATTATGCCTCACCAAAACAGCATGAATGCAGAAAGCTATGTGTTCCTTCGATGGTTGCGAGCGAAAGGTTTTTGGGCACGGGCTGTGTCAGGCGCATTACAAGCAGGCGAGAGCAGGCAAGGAATTGCGCCCAATCGATACGAGGCGCGGCCAGACGGTTGGAATGACGGAGTACCAGCGTTTCATGCACTGGGTGCAGGTGGCGGACACAGGGTCCTGCTGGCTGTGGCTAGGAAGCATCCGAAGCACCGGGGGAAACGTCAAATACGGGCAATTCACCAACGCTGCCAAGCAGAACGAATCAGCGCATCGCGCTGCGTGGCGGCTAATGAAGGGCCCGATACCGGCCGGAATGAGTGTGCTTCATCATTGCGACAATCCGCTATGTTGCAACCCACGTCATCTGTTCTCAGGAACTCAGGCGGACAACATGGCGGATATGTGGAAGAAGAAGCGCGGTCTTCGTGGCTCACGTCACGGCAATTCAAAGCTAACCGAGGATATCGTTCGGGATATCAGATCATCGAAGGAGTCAGGCGTTGAGCTAGCTCGGCGCTTAGGTCTAACACCAACCACAATCTGCGATATAAGGAAACGCAGAACGTGGACGCATATTGTTTAGGAGTTTCAACATGGCACTTTCTTCCAATCTCGAACGCCTCGGCTATGGCAGCCCTGACGGCTGCGTCGCCACCGGCATTCACCGTCAAGTCGTCACCGTCACGGCCAATGCGACCCTCCTGCCTGAGCAATCTGGCGCGCTGGTTCTGCTTGGCGTGGCTTCTGGCGCCACCGTCACCCTGCCCGCCCCGTCGGAAGGCATGCAGTTCGACGTGTCGGTGTCAGTCTCGCGGACCAGCAACTCGTACAAGATCATCACGAACTCGGCCTCCGTGTTCTTGCTTGGCGCGTATATGGCGGGCGACGCGACGATTGCCACCTCTGGCGACATCTTCACCGGCGACGGTTCGACCCATGTTGCGCTGACGTTTGACGGCGATACGAAGGGCGGCCTTGTCGGCGGCCATTTGCGCTTCACGGCCATCAGTGCAACGCAATGGTTCGTCGAGGGTCTCGCTATCGGCACTGGCACGATGGCAACCGCTTTTTCTACGAGTTGAGTAGTTATACAATGCGGTCGGCTGATTTTGGCTGACCGCATTATGGTGACTGCATGCAATATGGGACGTTGGCTTCTGAGTTGCGAGACATCCTTGACTACTGCCCGGATACGGGTGTTCTTACGTGGCGCATCTGTGTCGGGCGGTACGGGCGGATAAAGGCTGGCACTGTTGCTGGCGGCGTGAACTCCGCTAATGGGTATCACGTAATAAAGATACCGAAGGCAAAATGGCCGGTGCCAACGCACCGCATAGCGTGGGCGTGGATGACAGGAGAGTGGCCTGAACATGAGATCGACCACATTAACAGGGTTCGCTCTGACAATAGGTGGATCAATCTGCGGAAGGCAACTCTCCAGGAGAACATGCTCAACAAGTCGAAGTACAAGAACAATACAAGTGGATGCCCTGGCGTGAGATGGCACAAACATCGAGGCAAATGGACTGCTTGTATTGGTGCCAGCCGTAAAAGGCGGCATCTTGGTTACTTCGATGACAAGCAGGAGGCGGTAGATGTGTATCTCGCAGCGAAGGCGGATCTCCACGCGGCAGTCCCGTAACGATCCTTCGTTGGCTTGGCCTTCGGGCCTTAATGCGCCCGACTAACCCCGGGCGCCTTTTGCTAGAACAAGAGTAAAAAACGTGGACGCATGGACCAATACGGATTTCTTCACCGCCGTGACATTGGGGAAAGTGCCATGGGCGCGTCGCGTCTTCTTTTCCGGAAACAACCCGGACATTGATCCCGGCACGGAGCCAGAAGACATCTGGCCTTATGGCGGCCTCTTCTCGTTCAAGACATCGGGCGGGCAGTTGGAACTGGTCTCAGCCTCCGCCAATGACACAGCGGCAGGCACGGGTGCCCGCACAGTGCGCGTGGACTTCCTGTCCACTCAATACGCTGAGTTCTCCGAGGTCATCGTTCTGAATGGAACGACGGCTGTCCCAACCACCAGAACGGACATCCTCCGCGTGAATGGGGCGGTAGTTCTAACCACCGGATCATCCGGGCGCAACGAGGGCGTCATTACTATCCGTGACGTTGGTGCAGGAACCACCAGGGCGACGGTATCGACCTTCGTTGAAGGTGGGGCTAGCCCGGGCCAGTCATTCTTGGATCAGATGCTTTACACGGTACCAGCCGGGCATACGATGCTGGTTTACTCCGTGGATATGACTATCAACCGCGCCGGGGCAAACAGATGGGTTACCGCCCGCATATACGCCAGATCGAACACCGGCGTTATCCGCACACCGAAGGCTCTTAGCCTAAGCTCTGACCAAAGCTATACACTTTCGGGACGGATGCCGGTCCCTGTGCCTGAGAGGACGGATTGGTGGGTCAGAGTGATTAATGCAAGCGGCACCAACACCGACGTAAGCTGTAGTGCGGAGGCGATTTTGATTAGCAATGCGGGGTATTGATGATCTACGTAAAGCACCCTGAGCACGGAAACCGCCATATCTCGGATGAGGATGTGGCCGCCTATGTAGCGGATGGCTGGGTGGTTTGGCCTCGTTCTGCTGCTGAGAAAGCAGGCATCGCCGCTCCCGCGCCTGTGGCGCCGGAGCCGACTAAGCGTGGCCCCGGCAGGCCGAGAAAGGTCCAGAAATGACGACGGCTAGAGCGATCCTCGAAGATGCACTATCGTTCCACCTTAACCGCCTGAGCCCGGGCGAGTCGGCTGACGCCGATACGCTCAATGTCGGGCTTAGGGCCCTTAACAGTGTGGCAGATGAGTGGAATGGGATCAAAAGCTTCCTCTTTCGCACGGCGCTCACGAATTCAGCATCGGCAATTTCTACCGCCACTGGAACGCTCGGAACCACATGGGTCGGACTCTCCCCAGGTGATGAAATCCTTGGGGTCACATATGAACTGAGCGGGTTGGATTACCCGATGGCTCAATTGACGATGCAGCAATATCACGAGCGCGTCGCAGATAAGGCGGAAGTGAGTGAGCCTGAGTTCTGGGCCCATGATGGGCTCGCGACGGTCTATTTCTACCCGATCCCGAATAGCAAATACATCAAGTTGCGAACCAAGGCTGTCGTGTCAGAGTTCGCTGATGTTGACACCGACTATTCGATGCCTGCCGGGTATCGCTCCGCACTGAGCGCTTGTGTGGCAGAGGCTTTGGCCTTCTCAATGCTTGGCGCCGTCCCGCAAAACATCTCTGTTAAGGCGGCTGCTGCGCGGAATCGAATCGCTGCGCAGTCGAGCGACCCGGAAATCATCGGCGCCGTGCCGACGCGGAATAGCATTATCGAGGGCTACTAAGATGGCCGGTCAGCGTTATCTGCCTGTAGTTGGCCCCTTTTACCAACTTGCAGACCGTAAAGCTGCGGTGCAGCGCAGCATTAACCTGTACGTCCAACAGGTAGGCGGCCCAGGAGAAGACCCGCAGTTCACGCTGACGCAGGCCCCCGGCCTGACGTTGAAGGTCGATGCTGTCGAGACTATTCGCGGCAGCTATGCGACCGACACGCGCCGTTTCATCGTGGCCGGGCCGTCCTTCTATGAACGTGACTCGGCCGACGGTTTGACGTTGCGAGGGACGCTGACAGGAAGCAGCATCGATAGTTATGTCGCCATGAAACATGGCCGGGACCAGCTTGTATTGGTGGATGGCACCAATGGCTATGTGTTCAACATGGCGGCAAATACCTTCTCGCAGATCACGGACCCGGATTGGCGCGGTAGTGAGTGGGTGGACGAGATTGATGGGTATTTTGTCTTCTCCGATCCCGGGACAGATCAGTTCTATATCTCGCAGATTGACGACGGGTCTTCATTAGATGCGCTCGATTTCAGCAGTGCCGATGCGCAGCCTGACAATATCGTGACGTTCCGCGTGCTGAAGCGCGAGCTTTATATCTTCGGGACTCGCTCCATTGAGGTGTGGATTGATTCTGGAAGTTCAGACTTCCCACTCGCCCGGTATAACTCGACGCCGATTGACATCGGTTGCGTGGGCAGGCGCGCCGTCATCAAGGCGGCTGATGCGCTGATCTTCATCGGGGCCACAGAACGAGGTCAGGGCATCGTCTACATGATGCAGGGCCATATGCCGCGCCGCATCAGCAATCGCGCCATTGAAGAACTGTTGGCCCAAAGCACGGACCTCGCATCTGCAACGATGTGGGCGTATCAGGTGGACGGAGCGGAGTTCATTGGGATCAACGCCCCAGGGCTTGAGACGACATTAGTATGGGACGCCGCAGCAGATCAATGGCACGAGCGCGCAGAACTGGTCAACGGCGAGCTTGAGCCGCTGCGTATTGCTGATGTGAGCTATTTCAACGGCGCGCACTATGCTACTGGCGGCACTTGTGATTATCTTTTGGATAAGACAGTAAACACCATTGACGGTGAGGCGATGCTCCGCGAGCGCACATGGCCGCACATGAAATCACCATTGGCTGAGCCGATGAACTTCCGCTCTGTCGAATTGATGTGCACCACTGGTCAGGGCGGGAATATCACGCTGGAGGTCAGCAATGACGGCGGCTATGTCTTCGGGCCGCCTCTGATGCGCTCCCTTGGGGCAATTGGGCGTCGCATGCAGCGTGTCCGGTGGCATTTCCTTGGATCTTCGCGGGATCGGGTATTCCGCCTTCGCTGTACGGATGATGTGGTTCTGAACATCCACAGCGCCAACGTAGACGCGACCTGATGGCCATCACCGCAACCCTCCCTAACCGGTCTATACCCATTGCCACGTTGACGGTCAACGGGCAGCGGTATGACATGCCGATGAATGAGGAATGGGCGCGCTTCCTCCGTGACCTACAGGTGAGAAGCGGAGGGACTACAGGCGTCATTCAAGCCACGAGTGGCGGCACTGGCTATAGCGCCTACACCGTAGGCGATATGCTGTATGCCGACACGGCGACTAGTCTCTCACGGCTGAATATCGCCGCTGCTGGAAATGCGTTACTGTCTGGCACCACCCCCTCTTGGGGGAAGATCGGACTAACCACCCACGTCTCAGGAGTGCTCCAGGAGGCAAACGGTGGGACTGGGTTCACTGCGTTCGGCGGGGGGATCGCTGACTTTCTCCAGACCCCGACAAGCGCCAATCTCGCAGCAGCCCTGACGGATGAGACCGGCACGGGCCCTGCCGTCTTTGCCGATGGCCCGACATTGAGTACACCTGTACTGGGGACACCGGCCTCCGGGGACCTCGCCAATTGCACCGGCTATCCGACATCCGCATTGACGGGCACAGTAACCGTCCCGCAGGGCGGAACTGGCATCACGTCTGGCACGAGTGGCGGCGTGCCCTATTTCTCCGCTTCAAATGCCATCGCGTCCTCTGCGGCATTGGCAGCCAACCAGATCGTTCTAGGCGGAGGCGCGGGCGCTGCTCCTGCGACTCTCGGCTCGCTCGGAACGACGACGACAGTGCTGCATGGAAATGCGGGTGGCGCACCTACGTTCGGTGCGGTTTCGCTCACGGCAGATGTGTCTGGCACGCTGCCAGCCGCGAACGGTGGTACTGGACAGAGTAGCTATACCGTCGGCGATATTCTCTATGCGAGTTCTGCCACGACATTGAGCAAGCTGGCGAGCGTGGCCGCAGGGAGCTATTTGCGTTCTGCTGGCGTGGCTGCCGCACCTGTCTGGTCTACGACGACGCTGCCAAACAGCGCGACGACAGGCGATCTGCTCTACGCGTCAGCGTCGAACGTCTATTCGAACCTCGCAGGGGTGGCTACCGGTAACGCGCTGATATCAGGCGGGGTGTCCACCGCTCCGTCATGGGGCAAGATTGGCCTAACGACGCACGTATCCGGCACGCTACCGGAGGCGAATGGCGGAACAGGATTCACCGCGTTCGGCTCCGGTGTCTCGGCGTGGTTGCAGACGCCGTCATCGGCAAACCTTCGCACAGCACTTACCGACGAGACTGGTACGGGTTCATTGGTATTCGCTGATACTCCGACGCTGGTCACCCCGGTGATTGGCGCGGCGACCGGGACGAGCGTCAACCTCAGCAGTACTGCAACAGCATCCGCATTCATTCCATCGGGAAGCTCCGCACCCACTAATGGGATGTATCTGCCTGCGGCAAACAGCGTCAGTATCTCTAGCAACAGCACGGAACGGATTCGGATAGACTCCGCTGGCAACGTGTTGCCATTCACGGTTGGCGTCTTCGGGTCGGTCGGCAATCCGTGGGGAGACATTTATTCAACCGGGACTGTGCGCGGCAATGCAATGCAGACAGCTAGCTCCGGGTCTGGGTCTGGTGTCTGGAAACTTGGAATTGCCGTGGCTGGTGTCGGACTCACATTGAATACGACCTCATACGTAGAGATTGACATTGGTGGCACGGTCCACAAACTCGCAAAGGTGAACTAAATGGCGACCGAATTCCTGCGTGAAAAGATCAATGTTCTCAACAACATGATCCAGCAGACGGCTCTTGAGCATTTCCAGGTGAGTCTGGTTATCAAGATTGCGGCGACATCGACCGGTGACGCTCAGATTGACCAGAACTTCCACGCGGCTGCCTCGAATGCGAAAACGCAAATGATGGCATGCGAACGTCGTCTGGAAGTCTATCGCCAAGAGCTTGCGCAACTGAGCGCAGAACTTGGCGATTGAACCAAACTAGGGGCGCAATCAGCAATTGGCATGGAGACTAGCCCGATGGAATTAACCGAGATTGAGAGGGCTGTTAGCGAGCTTTCAAGCGGCGCGTCGCGCGAACAAATACTCGCATTGCAAGCTGCCATGACGGCGCTCAATCCGGCGCCATGGGAGCAAAACTTTCCGGTCGAGCATTTCCATGCCCCCGGTCTCTACGCGCGCCAGATGACTATCCCACAGGGCGGACTGATCGTCGGTAAAATTCACCGACATGCACATGTAAATACTATATCTAAGGGGCGCGTCTGGGTGGTAACAGAATTCGGCAAGGAAGAACTGATTGCGCCTTACACATTCATCTCCAAGCCAGGAACGAAACGCGTTGTGTTTGCGCAAGAAGATACGGTCTGGACGACCTACCACCCAACCGAAGAGACGGACCTAGAGAAGATCGAGGCACATGTAATCGCCCCCTCCTATGAGGGGTTGGCTATTGAAGGGGGAAAATCATGACATGGGCGGCTGTTGCTGTTGCCGGGGCTGCTGTAGTTGGAGGTATCGCCTCGAATCAGGCAGCAAAGAAGGGAGCCAACGCACAAAAGCGTTCCACAGATCAGGCTATTGCAGAGCAGCAGCGGCAATATGACATTGCCCGCGAGGATCAATCTCAGTATCGCGGCGCTGGTGCATATGGCCTAAACCGGCTGACTGGTCAGGTCGCGCAGAGTGAGGGCAACTTTGACCCTGCCGCGTATCTTAGGGATAACCCAGATGTGGCGGCTGATCCATATTGGTCTGCTCACCCTTACGAGCATTTCACCACTTACGGGCGCGGCGAACAACGTCCATTCGAATACAACGCTGCCGCACAGCAGCAGTTGGCTCGCGGGCCAATCAGTGAAATTGATCGGGCCACCACGCGAGAAGACGTGATGCAAGACCCGGGCTATCAATTCGGTCTGCAACAGGGCCAACAGGCGCTAGATCGAAAGATCGCCGCAATGGGTGGCCGGGTATCCGGTGCTTCCCTGAAGGCTGCTGCGCGGTATGGGACTGACTACGCCTCGACGGGCTACAACGCCGCCTATCAGCGCGGGCAGGATCGGCTTAACCGGCTCGCCGCACTCGCGGGGCTTGGACAGACTGCCACGCAAGCTTCTGCCGCAGCGGGCGCGAATAGCGCTAACG